TGGTCAGATTGATACTCCAAATCTTTATGGAGAATCTACCACACAGGTTGGTGGAACTGCTGGAGCACTTGCTGGAACCATCGACACCGCAGGAGCAATCACTCTGACTGCTGGTGGTGCTGGTACTTCAGCAACAGGTCAATTCGTAACAGAACTGTCTGTAAGATAATGAAAAGGATATTTGTTATTCTGGCACTGCTTGGGTCTCCTGCTTATGCAGTGCCTGTGGTTCCTAACTTTAGTCAAGGAAGTATGACGAGCCACACAGAAACAAGGTCAAAAATAACAGAGACCATCAATTCGATGGACTATAACACTGGGTATCAATATTCCGTATCTGGGACTGGTATCACTGCAAACGGTGCGTTGTCACCAACTACATCTACTTCTACATCAACCATAGACGGAGTGAATTCTACATGGACAGGCATAGGAACCAAAGTAAACTTCACACAAACAACTCCAGGAGCAGCATTTCAGTTTGCAGAAACTTACCGTGGTCCTGGTTTAAGCAATCAAACAATAATTCAAAGAGTCACAGAAGTAGAATCAATTACAGATACAACTTCCATATTCAGTCAATAATAGGAGTCATCCTTCTTGGAACACTATCGCCACATAAAGCTTTGGCTGAAACTGTTGGTGGTGTTAGCGCCACCGCTGCTCCTGTTGCTAATAGTAGTGGTTCTGTTACAAATCAAGCGATACAAGTATTACAAGGACCTTACATCACCAACACATACGGGAATGGAATCCAATGCCAAGGTCCCACTAGAAATTTCACCCCTTACGTAACTGGAAGCATCTCTGCTCAGAAACCTTGGGAACCTTATTATAATGATAATGTATATGATATGAGAGACTTTGATGAAGATGGAGCACCAGATAATCCTGGTGATGTGTTGTATCGTGTTCCTATCAGAACAGGACAAAAAGATAATTACAACCTTGGAGTTGGATTCTCTATTACTTGGTCTGAACCATTAGATAAAAAACTTCAGGCACAATGTAAAGAAGCAGCTGCTGCTAACATAGAAATGATGAAGCAACTCACTGCTAATAAGAGATTAGATTTTGAGATTGCAAGACTTAAAAACTGTGGGGAATTAATGAAGCAGGGTATTACTTTCCACCCTAAGAGTCCTTACTATAAAGTCTGTGCAGATGTTGTGGTTCAGAACGTAACTACAGTTCCTAAGCACGAACATCCACACATACATAAAATCAACCCCTAAGATGCTTTTGTTCCATTCTTCTTTCGAAGACTGACTTAACTACTTCTTTCTTACCACGCATCTTGGCAATCTTATTAACCAATTTTTTAACTATTGGTTTAACTGCTTTTAGGACTATATCTGCAATGGGTTTTGCGAATATCGCCGCACCAGCAGCAGTGGCGGCAATGACTGATGTTTGAATCACGATTCCTGGTTCTGGTAAGTATTCTTTATGCCAAGGTATATCAGGTTCGGAAGGAACTTCTATAATGTTCTTCTCACATTTCCTTAACTGAACATTATAAGTCTCATCGGGTAAACAATTTACTGTGTTTACTTCTGGTATTTTTGGAAGAGAAACCTGCTGTGGAGGATTTGGTTTCTCTGGTTTTTTATATGGAGGAAGTTTAGCAGGACGTGTTGGTATCACTTCCTCTGGAGTAAACTCTATTGGATTGAATGAAGGAACACCAGCATCACAATAAGTCAGAACACCATTTGGGTCATCTGACTGAATAGTCTTAGATTTACTTTTGCTACTATGAGCTTCCACACATCCAGGAATATCAACTATTGGCAATCCAATGTTAGTAGTTACTGGAACTATTGGTGGTAAAGATTGTGATGGTTCAAATATCCAAGTAGAAACTTCTGGTATATCAAGCTTCCGAGTTTTAATCTCTGGAATGTTTGGCATTAGTCGTGGTGAAATACTCCTTTAAAAATATTACCAATAGCACCAAAAAAATGATAGAAGATCACGTAGAGAAAAAATGTCTTCTCTGGATTTCTTTTGGTTTCTTTTTTCTTATAAGCGCCAACTGCCATGGTTAAAAAAATAATATTCTTATATTATTTACCAAAAAAATAATATAAGAATTAATAATAGTTACTTTTTATTAAATAAGGGTGCCATGAGTACGACGAATTTCTCTTAGTTCTTCAAAGTTCTTTTGCTTTGTTCCACCGTCATATGCCCAAGCATATCCTTCAGTAATCATTTGTTCGTTGAGGGACAATTCTGAGTCCCCAATGTATAACCAGCCCAAAAGACGACCATACTTGCCGACGCCACCAACAAGTTCAGTCCTAATAACAAGGTCATCGTCACCAGCCACAGCACCTTCCAGTTTCTCTTTGAGCCAGTTAGTAGCGTCATAACCAAGTGCCTTTTCTTCTTCATCTCTAGTGCGTTTCTCTGGAGTGTCAACTCCAGCAACTCTTACACGTTCTTTTTTGTACAAGTCAAATCCTAGGTCAATAGTAACATCAATAGTGTCACCATCAACCACTCTGTTGATCTCCACTACTCGGAAGTTGTAGCAACTCTTCCTGCTTGGTGGTGTCATTGCTCCCATCTTGCATCTCCATATATGCCATTCTTAATATATAGACAACACAATATAGTGTAAAAGCAAGTCCACAACAAAGAAGAATTATGACACTCCAAACTGGAGAATTAATATCGACTTCCATTATCCTTTAGAAGAATCTTTCTCTTCTTTTTTAGCAACTACATTAGTAGTATTATTACCATTACCATTGCCATTACCATTGCCACCACTAGATTTGGATGGAGTCACTCCAAAAGTAGCTAAAGTCCCAGTAAAAACGCTGGCAATAAAAGTTGGATCAATTTTTTGTTGAGGAATTCCAGGAATAGAAACATAATTAAGAGTTAATATTGCACCCGTCCAACCCAATACAATTAGTCTAACTAAACTGGATATTCCTTCTTCATGCCAATTAAATTCATGATCATCATGCTCATCTTTCTTTTTCTTGGGAAGCATTGATCTTATGATTGACTTCATATTATTTATGGAATAAGAGAATCAACTGATATATTTGTAGAGTTCAGTTGATTATATTTAGTACAGAGTACTTCACTAGATTCATGTTCCCATTTGTGATATAAACTTTTAAGATGTTTTGTATATTCAAAACCATCACATAATCTCATTTCATCAGCAACGATGGTTTTAATTAAAACTTCTCTTGTTAGCTTAGTCATACTACTTTTTAAGATTCCAACAAAAAATTATTTTTAACATAATAAAAATTTTAATCTCAAGATAATTTTTCTTGGGTTTCTAGTCCAAAAAAATTTTTTTGGACATGAAAATATTTATTAAGAAGTTTAAGTTAAGAATTATTTAATAAATCCTTCCTCACGTAACCACTTCTCAGTCAGTGGTGTTGGTTTGTAATCAGACCACATTGTACCAGTAGCACAAGACTTCAATGCCTTAGCAGTCATACCTTCAGTCTTACCTGCCCACATTGCTTCTGCTTCCCAGGGCACAGCAAACTTAGGATAAGTCTTTTCTGTGATCTCACGCCAGATCTTAGGAACATCTTCCTCTGGTTTGATGATGGCAATCATACTATTTTTAATAGTGCCTGCCATACAATCTTGAGCAGCGTGCCATCCTTCATGACGCATAACAGTCATGAGAACACCAGGAAGACGCATGTATGTCTTATTCAGAAAAAAGTTATTGCCAACTGTATGATAAACCCCACGATGCCCAACAGGAAAATATTTTTCGTCTGCTAGAAACACGTTAACTCCGACCTGACTAAGGGAAACGAGCATATTGTTGAACTCATCAGCAACAAAATCGTAATCACTATTGGGATGAGCATTAGCAATATCATTGATACTGAAGACTTGTTGGACATCTTTGGTGCATTCTCGAAGCAACATACAACCCATAGAGTCCATACTATAGAATTCTTTAATTAGTTTTTCTTGACCCGCAAATGCAGGAGAAGATATAAGTGCCATTCCCATAAGGGAAAATAAAAATTTTTTCATAGGTTTGGAATATCAGGTCCAGTAGTAATAGGAATATCAGGTCCAGTAGTATCTGGTATATCTGGAGTTAAAGACTCTACAAGGGCAGGCAGTGCCTCTCTAACAGCGGTTGCAACCTCAGTAGTTACTTTTGCCCTTGCGTCTTCAATAAGAGTATCTTTATTAAGATACAAATAAAAACTACTACCAACTACACTAAGCGATACCAAACCAGATAACAAAGCAATTGTGTTAATTAGACTTTGCATAATTTTCCTTATAGTATTTGAAAAGTCCTAAGGTAGAACTATTACCTTGAGAGACCCAATCATGAGCACATTCATAAATGGATCTGTTAGAGTATTTAGGTTCTTTATTCTCATTTAATTGACCCCCAAACTCTTGAAGAAGAGATGAGATGATAAGTTCTCTCAGCTCTAGTTTTTCTTCACTATATCTCCAGTCTAGTTGTGTCATGACCATATCAATTTTTTAGTGTAATCATAAGCATATTGTTGACGATATCCTTTGATACCCCAACCCAACCAGTAGTAAGCACCAACCATATACTGACTGACTGTTCTACCAGTTCCTTCAAACTCAGGCAGATACTTCTGGAAAGTATATTCGTTGATCATGTATGCTGTCTGACCCTCAAGCGAGGAAGGATCATAACCATACTTCTTAGAGAACTTACCTAACCCCAGATAACGGTTCGTAGAGGTCCACTGAATGAGTCCGTAACCACCGCTATAGCAACGATCGTAAGGAACTCTAGCACCTCCCTCACAAATATCGGGAATGAAGTTACTTTCTGATTTAATGTTTCCCATGATCGTTGCCAATGCATTACGATCTGAGATTCTTGTTTTCTCTTGAAGTTTTTCAAGGACATATTTCTCATTATCGTTACATTCTGGACACTTCCAGGATTTTTTTTCTACTGCAATTTCCAAAACTTTATCTGGATTAACAATTCCAACTCCTGGTTCAATAATAAGTGCAGGAGGATTTTTGATTTCGCTTATATTAGGATAAGCAGAAGCACATGCAGAGGAAATAATTCCTATTACAGGAAGTGCAAAAAATTTACGAAACATTAAATTAATAGAACTCGACATTCGTATCACCACAAAAGTGGGTACGACTCTTTGGTTGACTTATTTAGGCGAACTAACTTTACCACAAAAAAGAGGGGTAGTCAACCCCTCTTCTCCAGTCACCTATAAGTATTACTTACCAAATGCCTGGAATCAATTGTCCTGTTGTAAGATAAGACCCAACTCCAGCAATGAATCCAATCATTGCAAAACGGGCATTAAGAATTTCTGCTTCAGGTGTAAATCCAAATTTCATTTTATTTTCCTCCAGAGGTAAATTGAGTGTGTGGATTTTTAGTTTTGTTTGCTATGATTACTTTACTACCATCATGAGTGAATACTAGTTCATCCTCATGATCCCAACAAAGTTCTTCATATAGAGCATTTAAACGTGACATGTCCTCATAAAGTGCATTTGGATTAGGCATTTTGCTTCAACCAAGTAAGTACAGTATCAGGATTGCTCATTTCATAAGGGTCAATCGGACAATTTCCGATTTTCCCTGGTTCTTCAAACATAATTTCAATCTCACCATCGTTGACAATCATAGCATATCGCCAAGAGCGACTTCCAAAACCTAGGTTCGATTTATCGACAAGCATACCCATAGAAGAAGTAAACTCGCCGCTACCATCAGGGATGGGCTTGACATTCTGAACTCCTTGCTGTTTGAACCAAGCGTTCATAACAAAGGAATCATTTACAGAAATACAATAAACTTCATCAATGCCGAGTGCTTGGAACTCCTCATGGTTCTCATCATACCCAGGCAGTTGGTAGGTAGAGCAAGTAGGAGTAAATGCACCAGGGAGTGAGAATACAACTACACGCTTACCAGCAAACAGATCGTTGGTTGTGACATCTTGCCAACGGTAAGGGTTAGGTCCACCAATACTTTCATCGCGGACACGGGTGTGGAAGGTTACTTCAGGTACTCGGGTCATAATTTGTTTATATTAAAAAATTTATATTCAGAAAAGTTCTTCTTCTTGTTCGGTTAGAATAACACAATCACTAGTAGGATAAGAGACGCAAGTCAGAACAAATCCTTGTTCAATTTGATCATCATCCAAAAAGGATTGGTCTCCTTGATCTACTGTGCCACTGACAAGTTTACCTGCACAGGAAGAGCAAGCACCAGCACGACAAGAGTAATTCATATCAACTCCTTGATCTTCTGCAGCATCAAGGATGTACTGATCATCTTCACATTGAATAACACTTTCGGTGCCATCAGGTGTACGAAGAGTAATATTAAAAGCCATTAGTAAGTCTCAGAAATTTTTTCAATAGATGCTGCCAACAAAACAAAGAAGGCAACGGCAGTGATTGTAAACAAAAAAGAAACCATTGTCAAGCCTCAAAAGATACCGAAGAAGAACTTGCCATTGATCGCATAGGCAACGAATCCCATGATGAGACCCATCATCGCCCAACGACCATTATACATTTCCTTCTGTTGCCAGGGGGAAAAAAGACCCTTGCGGTTGTAGTTTTCAACAACCATTTGAGGTTCAACAGCCCACATGTTTTGTTGACCGCGCTCGTTAGTTGTTACAGTCATTGTAGTTTTGTAAAGATTTACAACACAATTATATAGCAAAAATAAAAAGGGGTCAAGCCCCTCTTGTCAATATATCCTGACAAACTAAGTATAATTACTTACAATAGTCTGGATTTTTTTTCAAAAAGCTATGAACATATGAGTCCACATCTATATCCATTTTATAATGAGCATGAGTATGTGCTAGTTGCACCATTCCTAGAAATCCACATATAAGCAGATTGATCAAAGTCAATGGATGAAAAAAATACTTCATAGTAAAAAGGGGACTCAGAGAGTCCCCCATAGTTTTATCTAATCGTTAGATCAGAAAGTGAACTTCAGACCAGCTTTGGTGCCATAACCGTTGTCTGCACCATTAGCACCAGTAGCGAAAGAAACTTCACCATAGACACTCAATGCTTCAGTCGCAGCAACGCTACCACCAACTTTACCAGAAAGAACGGTGTCGGTATCTGCACCATCAAGAGCGACAATGCTAGGACCAACTTGAGCGTAATATCCGAGAGCACCAGTAGTGCCTTCGTAACCTACGTGAAGATCAGTTACCGTACCGCCGTAATCCGATCCAACGAAACCAGAATTGGCTTCGACATTAACGTAAGGACCTGCGAACGCAGCGCCAGCGGACATGGAGAGAGCAGCAGTTGCTGCGAAAACAGATTTAATCATTTTAGATACCTCTTTAAATTTACTTGCGGAATGGTTACCCGCAGATGGAGAGTCGGTTTATCCGACTGCTTGGATATTATAGCATAGAATGACGCGAGTAGTTGAGGCGTCCCTTCTATGAACTGTCACATGTGACAATTGTTATAATTCGTAACACTAATTACGAATAACTTATTTATAATAGTTAATTTTTTTACTTTTGTCAAGCTTACAGAATACCAAATGGTAAGTTGCTTAGTCCCTTAAGTGCAGAACCTCCTCCTGGAGTTGGTGGTCTCATAGGAATACTTGCTCTTTCTTTTTTCTCTGCTCGAAGTTCCAGTTCATAAATTCTTTCTTCCATAACCTCAATAGAAGCGTGGAGGTTTGTAAGATAATCAATCAACTCTTCCTTATTCTCAACAACCTCGCGAATATCTTCACGAAGTTCTCTTTCTTTTTTTTCAACTTCTAGATCATCTGGATTAATCTGACCACTTTTGGCCATGTAAAAATCAGCGATTGCTTTAGTATCATCCAGATCTATTCCTTCTAATTTGGGAGATACATCTTCTTGTTCAACTTCTTCAGCAGGTTCTTCTGCATATTTAATGCTATGAATAACCTCAGTAGTTCTAGGTTTTTCTTTTAGATCTTCTGTGTTATTATCTTCTGTCATAGTTCTGGATAGTCAAACAACATTTCTGCAATATATTTATCGGCAAACTCTTCACCAAAAATGCCCTTTAAAACTCCTTTAGTTTTATTATTTTGCCTCTGCTTCTCACAATAATACTTGTGTCCTTCATAGTTTTTTCTAATCTGATCTTCATCAGTTGTTGCTTCAGTGATGTTTGCAATAGCACAATGATAATTTAAAAAGGTAAATGCGATAGAATTAAATTTATCATACTCATCTTCGTTAGGACTTACAAAAACACAATGCTCTGAGAATACATCTCCCCAGTCTGGCATCTTTTTGTCCTTCTCAAACTCTTTATCTTCCACAACATTAAGAATATCATACTGTGAAGGCAGAGACCTGTCTTCTCTAATTGAACTGATGTCTACAATTGCCGCTCCAACATTTTTTGAAGACGCTACAATATCAGCACCAAAGATTGGAAGACTATATTCGTACCTCGGATACATATTTGTATGTAGGATATCCAATCCAGATTTCATCTGTGCAATCTCTAGATGAATCTTTCTAAAATGGTGGGTCTCCCAAACAAAATTCTCAATATAAACAGCATCATCATCGTCTGCTCTATCAATTTTTCTAAAGTCTTCAGGGATTCCAACTTCCCTTACTATAAAGTGTTCTCCCCATGCTCTCAAAATATTTTCTGACAGGGATTGAATCATTGGATGTAAATCTCTCATTTGTTCCTCATTTAAAAAGTTTATCTTTAGGGGTATTTAAAACGAATAATTCCATTGGTTGGTCTGCTAATCTTGGGCGACTTATTCCATCATCCCAAACATAACCTTTTAAAAACATTATCCAATTTATAGAATCATCAAAGTCTTTGTTATAAACAACACCATAAACAGTATCGTCATGGTAGTCATCTACACATATAGTAACTTCGCCTCTAGTAGCATTTCTAAGATAATATTTTAGTTTGTTTCTTGCTTGAATACCATAATCTTTTTGTTCCTCATTATTTATTGATGGGGAACAAATTCCACTTAGGTATATGACCTTCTTAAGATAAACGCCCATACCCAAATCAATTATTCCCTCAAAAGAATAACCATCAAATACATCAAGAACTCTACTTATTTGGTATTCATACATACAAATTACTTAGTCCTCAAACATATATTTAACAACATTAACTGTCTCATTTGATACAGACTTCATCCTATTTACAACTTCAGGATCAATAAGATCAGGATGATACCACCAATCCTCAAAAGGACTGTTGTCATTAGGAGATACATTGGCAACTAACATTTCATATCCCATTAGTTTAAGATATTTCCTAGACTTGTCTCTATAAGATCCCGTCATATCAACATAATGATCATGTTCATATGTGATAATACCAAACCTATACTTCTCAAATGGAATTGCCAACAAGCATTCAAAAGTAGTTTTAGATGGTTCAACATCTAGTTGAAGATAATCAAAATCAGTTCCTTTATCAAAGTTATCAAGCAACTTCATGTAATCAATAGTTGTTGCATCTTTACAAATGATCTGGTTCTTACGCTCTCTAGCAAACTGGTTACACAGATCAGAGAGAATCTCAATAGAAATACCATCCCAGTCATATTTTGTCTCAAGAAGAGCAGTATTGTTTTGATAGAAAGGTTGTTGAGCGCCAATCTCAAGATAAAGTCCATTCGTTTTACCTTGAGTTGCGGCAAGAATAAACATATCCTGGAATGCTTGAGAATGATTATTTTTAATCTTATCAGAACCAGGGAATTTGAATCTTAATTTATCATGTTTGCGCTGTTGATATTTAATAACCTCATCTGGAATATGTCCTGATCCCATTCTCATTAGATTATTACCAACCATATCATAATGGCGATCATCCATCTCATAGTTATTCTTCATGTCTTGAAGAAGAGATCTGGATTCATCTCCTTTACCCCACCACCATGCGGCAAGTTGCTTCTCAAAAAGAAGACCATACTTACCAGGATATTCCACATCAGTCTTCAATGGTTCGCAATCAAAGTCACAAAACTCAATTGCCCAATGAGCAAAGATATAACAATCTTGCCACCACTGACGCTTTTCAGCAAACTTAGCTAACAAATAGTATGCTTCTGGTCTTTTAGGATGAATGCAAAGTGCTTGTTGAAGAAGTCCCTTTGCTGTTTGATCTCTCGTCCCTTGCCTATCATAGGCATTGGAGGCATGGATAAGTGCTTCATAAGCAAGATCAAGATCGTCTGTTCGCTCAGCACACCTCAAAAAGAATGATAGTGCTGGAGCGTTATGCCTATGATGCTCATACCACATACCAAGGTTAAAATTCTTTGTTGGATTCTCAGTATCCAATGCATACTCTAAAAGTAATTGGTTAAGATTTGCTCCATTAACACTTGTCAATAATTGAGTTTTTACATCCTCAACATTAGTAACTTCTTCATTTTCACTACGAAGTTCTTCACTCATTTTAACTTCAAACATTGCTCCCATAAGTTCCTCAACTGTTCTAGTACTTCCATTATCTTTCCACCAATTTATAATATAATCGTGGGTATAATAATGATTTCTTTTTTGTCCATCCTTTACATCCCCATCTCCACCTTCAAAAGTTGAAGTAAAAGATACGTCTTCAACAAACATTGGAATAGTATAAACTTTTCCAGCACTGGTGTAAAGAATGTTTTCGATGAGAGGTTGTATCTCAGCATCTTTTAGCTCAAGATGATATATATTATCTCGAATATAATTATCTATAATATATTTTGCATAGTCTCTTTTAACAATATATGCTGTCACAGACCAATCATCCCAAAGACGGTCTCTTATTTTTATATCTCCAAAATCTCCACGTATTGGAAGCATTTGAATACATCCCCAATCTTCGGGAAGAGCATCAACAAATTCCTTCCAAGTAAAATTCCAATAGTCTACAGTATCAAGACTCAAATCATCTTCGCAGAAGAATCCATATTCCTCATCAGTATTTTCATACCAATGTTTGATTGCTTTTAAATGAGATACACAACAACCTTTTGTTCCATCATTAAGAGTATCTACATACTTACCAGTGACTATATCATCAGATTCTGAGAATCTTTTTGATATTATTGGGATAATATTTTTTGCTCCATGCTTCTTTAAAGCATCTTCCAAATTATTTCTTCTATCAATACTTTCCTCAAGACTCAAATAATATACCGAATTTAATTCCGATAATTTTTTGACTTCTTCTTTTCTAGTAGCAACATAATTTTGACCATCAATATTAATTACATCCCAATCATATATCCTCTCGATATATGGATTTTGAATATCAGAAAAAAGTTTTTCATTAAATTCAACATTCATTTTTGCTAAGAGATATTCTAGATTCCAACGATCCGAATCAGAAGTTGTTGGATCAGAAATTCTTCTCTTTACATTCTCAATATTTGTTTCTGCTTCTTCACCATATCCTTCAAAATTCTCATATCTTTTACTATCTGGATGTGGTATATGAATAATATTATAGTTATGAACTAATTTTTTACATTCAAGACCCAATATAGTAAGTCTTTTTGTCATTTGATCATCTTCATAAGCATAATACTTACCCATTCTCTCATCATATCCACCAACTTTCCAGAAGTTTTCTCTGCTAACAAAGCAAAGACCCGTAAGATATTTGAATAGGGGACTATATGTATGAGAGTATTTCATCAACTCACCAACATCCATACCATGAAGGTTGACAACATATCCCTTTAAATCTTCATTCCAATGCTCATGATTACAGACGTAACTATCTTGACCACATAAGAAGGAATTTTCATCAATCTTATAAAAATCAAAGAATGGAAAATATGGATTGATCATATAATCACAATCCAACTTAAGAATATAATCTCCTGTAGCAATACTTGCGGCAAGATTTAATGGTTGAGGTTGATTAAAATACTTTTCATCATTAACTCTAACTATTTTTATTCTCTTATCAATTTTTGTAAGATGATTTATTGGTTCATCAGAACTCCAATCAACTATTATAAATTCTTTAATTTCATCAAATGCCAACCAAGAATTTAATGATATTCTTAATGCATCATACCGATTTTTACATGCACAAATTACTGAAACATTCATATTGAAATCCAATGAGGTAATCTTAATCCGTTAGAGTCTACAAAAGAGGCGTATGGTTGGAACCACTTCTTAGGGCAAATAGTTTTTTCACTTTTTGCCAACCAAGATCCCCACCAACTATAAGTACTATTAGCAATTATATGATAATTGCACATTGACATCAAGCACAAATCCAAATAAGTGTTTCCACTTCTCATAATATGAAATCTATCCTCACTAAAATAATCCTGATCCTCACACCAATCAGGATCGTCAGAGAATACTAATGTTGGTATAGATAAATCAAAATGAGATAATGCATCATTATAATAATCTAATGTAAGATTATTTAAAAAATGCGAATTTAAATAATCAGTTCTTCTTATATGAAGTGCTATTATTTTTTTATTTTGAAATGTTTGTTCTAAATAAAATTTAGCAATGTTTTTGTATCTTTCCTTAAAAACAAATTGCTTTCTTATATCTTTTTCAAAATCGATGAAATATTTATAGTTTTGAAAAAATCCTAAAATACTTTTATTATCATGATTAGTATTATAAAAGTTAGAATCAAAAGCGGTGTTTAAAAATCGACCATTCTGTTCTTCTGTTTGCAATACAATGCTATGACCACCAGAAACGATATCAGATGGTACACCATTGGGCAAAACAAACTCAGAATAATAGTGAGAAAATACTTTTGCTGATATATTAAAGCACTTATACAATTCCAAATTATTTTTACATAAAGCAAAGTCTAAATTAAATTTTTTAGACATAGAATACAACGCAGCATATTGGAACATTTGGTTTCCCAATCTTCCAATAAATCCAATATGAGGAAATGTAATCATAATGATATCAATCTACTAAAAAAATTACGTATTACTTCTATATTTGAATATCCACCATTCTCCATAAAATAATTTCCAGGTCTTATTCTGTGATGATGATACCAATCATCAACTATCTCATATTTATTGCCAGACGTTAACCAAAAATATGAGAATACTATTACATCTGCAGATGCATGATATGGAGTATTAACGAAGTATCTTTTTTGTGTTTTTAAATATTGTTCCCTATTAACAATAAAATTACCATTATTTAAAAACCACGATAACTTATGCATACTAGTTTCAATATATTTTTGAGTTACTTTTAAATCAAAAATTTTATCCTCATAATTATATTGAACTATATTACCATCAGACATTATTAAAGTACTCTCGATATAACAAGTATCTTTTTTTGAATAGTCTAAGTTTTTAATTACATCAAAGATACATTCATCAAACCAATTGTCACTATCAAAAAGATATACCCATTCAGAAGTACAATTTGCAACTGTTAGATACTTGTTTATAAAAGCTTTTTGATTTATCTCAGATCTAAAAACCTTTACCTTATCTGTATTCAAAGAGTTTAGTATCTTACAAAGATTACCATACTCAGTTGGATTTGATCCGTCATCATGTATTACTATTTCACTAATAAAATCACAATTGATTGAAGTTTTTATACAATCCCAAAGATATTTGGAACTATTGTATGTTGGTATTCCCAGAGATATACTCATTATTCACAAATATAGTGTTTATATGATCATGAAATATTTCTGTGTATCCACTATCAATGATAAAACTTCTCAAATTTTTACAGGAATTTACTAAAGATTTATTTTCTTGGAAGTATTCATGATCATCTATAAGTTCAACAATCATCATCTTTGGTTTCCACAGATCAAGTCTAAAAGATTTAAAAACATCCTCTTCTCTTCCTTCAACATCAACAACTAATAAATCAAAGTTTTTAGGAATATCTGCCATTTGCATATAACTATCAAGTCTAACCTGCATACATTCAGATTCAGTAAACTGAGGATGTCCAAATATAGACATAGAGGAAACCATTGTTGCCTGGTCTTTATCCATAGTAGATACTATTCCAGAACAATATACTGGCAGACGACCAACCTTTGTTCCAATAGCATAATTAGATACCTTAATCTTTGAATTATTTGAATGCCTCTTAACACATTGCTCAAAGTGTTCTTTTACTGGTTCAATATAAAATCCTCTCCATCCAGCATCAGCAAGACAAGAAGTATTAGATACAGATTCACCATCAAAAGCACCAACCTCTACAAAGATTCTATCAACGTTCTCACCAAAGTATTTTGTATAAATTTTATCCAGATTTGGTATCTGACAAGTCAATGATAATGTGTACATAATTTACATAAAAGCACCTTTTTTAACATACCAAATATGAACTGGTCCATCAATACCAACCAACTCATCTTCATCATAAGTATCTCTTAAATGAGCAGTAATATTACCAAAAGAAGGATGATTCCAATCATGCCCCATGATATAACCACCATCACGAACTTTCTTTTCCCAATACTTTAAATCATTTTCAAGATCAAAATGATTACCATCAATAAAAACAAAATCTAAACTTTCATTTCTAAATTTTTTCGCAGCATTTTGTGATGTCATACGAATAATTTTACCTCTTGGGTCAAATGGTTTGATTAATTGGACAACATGTGCATGTAATCCATCAAATCCACCAAACTCAGTATCTACATTTACAACACCAGATAGATCCCAAGTTTCTTTTTTGTACGAATCAACTCCCCATAAAGTTTCTAGATTTGTTTCTTCCAATAAGAGTTGCATATTAGATCCAAAAGCAACTCCAATTTCTACACCTGTTTTAATTTCATCTTCTCTTTCATTAATAAAATCTTTTAACCATTGATGAGATTCGTCCCAATAACCATGGAACCTTCTTAGATTTTGTATATCGATCTCACCAGTATACTTTGTAGCCATTTAACAATTACTCCTGTTTTACGTAAAATGCATCACCCCAACCATGATCTTCCCACCAATCAGTTTCAATTCTCTCAAAAGAAAACTTAGATAAAAAATCATCAATATCTTCTATATATGCATTGTTCTCATAGATCTCATCACTATTAACTTCACAATAAATGTAATCAATATATTGAAGGGTATTCTCTGCCCCCTTCAATACTTCAAGTTCATATCCCTGAACATCAATATTTAACATATTATATTCTGTGAGATTGTAATCATCCAATCTATTAACTTCTACCTTTTCTGTTTTATCAAAAGTAACGTCTGGATATAATTGTAAATGTTTTTTTGGTTTTAATATAGAACTACTCTCACATTGATTACTACTTAAATACATATCAACAATTTTATTTGTACTTCCCAATGCGACTTGATGCCCTGTTATATTTGCATTGTAGTTAGAAGCGTGAGACGCAACCTTATAAAAATTATCTAGAACTGGTTCAAATAGAACAATATTCTTGATTCCATTGTTAATATAAACTGGTATCTCTTCACCATGATGAGCACCTACGTGAATAACTCCTGTGATTTCCATTTTATAACTATTAAAAATTGTATTAAAATCTATTAACATTATCAAAAAATCCAGTCTGGATAAAGTACATGCTTTCCATAATTCCCATTATTAATTCTAATATATATCTCTGGTCTGTCTGGAACTATATTATAGTATTCCAGATTTTGTCTCAACATAGTTTCTGGTTGATATTTTTCAAATTCTATATTGTATAGATTATTATAAACATTAGAATACTGATCCATAATATGAGATTTACCAAAAGCAAACTGATCATTTATACCATTATCCCAATCTTCTCCAGCAGGAATACATAAGTCACTATCATACTTAGATAAATCAAAATATTCATCGTAAATATAATCGCTGTCCATTCTCATTCTGACAACTTTATCAAAAACCATAGAGTTTTCATCTTCATATTTCATTTTTAATTCATTAGACTTGAAGATAGAATAATACATACTAATAGGACTAATTGTATAGTTATCAATAGGACTACATTTTGTCAAGATGTCAGTATAAATTTTTTTAAATTTTGGTTCCAATGAAATAAAATTCTCAACTAAAGCAGACTCATAATTAAAAGAATCTAAGAATCCAATACTATCTTCAGCAATCCTATCTAATTCTTTATACTCTGGTTGAAATACTTTACTTGTAAAGAATTCTTTGTTTTGAACTTTCCAAGTATGTATAAAGATTTTTATATTCTCATTAGGAATTATTTTTTCTATAGTTCTAAGAGCATTTTCTGGATACCTAATTAGTCCAGATAAACATATTGCAACATTCATATTATTTAAAATATAAAGTTTTGAACATAATTTTTATTAATCTTTAAAAGATAAGCAGCATTATCTTGGAATCCAAATGTGATCAGATAATCATCTCCATACTCACACATGCCAACAGCAAATTCAATCTCTGCTTCCATGAATGAAAATTGTCTAGAGACTTTTACAATATCCCAATTCTTATCCCAAACAATAAATCTATGTCTATAGATACCATCTTTACGATCTTGTTCACTTTTGGTTAAGTATGTCTCGTGACATAACGTAATATGACCACCATCACCGAAAGGAAGAACCTGAGATCCTCCTCTTAGATCAATACAACCAATATCTCTCCAATCCTTTATAACTACACTCTCTGTAGTATTAGATTCAATATCATATCTCACAACTTCTGTGCCATTAGTCCACTTAACAAAATGCCATGGCATATCAACAATAGGCATCCAGTTCTTTTCACAATAAGATTCCCTATTACCTGGAGTTGGAATACGATATTGAGCAATCTCTTTTACATAATCAGGACCAATCTCAATCTCTGATAGTTCCATTCTACCAGTACCAATAGTATCTAGATCTCTTCTAACACCACACATGAAGAGTCTTCCATCCCAACGGAAAATTCTAGAGTCTTCAAGACCTACAAAATCCCAAAGTTCTTTGTCGGGAAAATCTGATGTATCAATATGTCTTTGCCATACTGGATTCATATTAGAATCATACTCACACAAAATATTCTTTGTGCGAAGCTTCCAATCATTCTCTGGATGAATATAAACTAGAGGACCCCAGGGATGCTCATACTTCTTAATCTCAGAATGATACAAGGTATAGTTAATATTCCTTAAATTTACTAAAAGCCTATCTCCATCCAAATAAATTGAAGGATTTGTTAGAGAAGGTCCTTTAAGTATTGAAGAGTCTGTTACTAATGGATGAATACTTCCTCCACCATTCTCAATACAATCTTTCACAAAATTCATACTTTGATTAGCAACATGTAATGGTCTATTCATATTAATTCAATGATTCATAAAGTATCTATAAGAGTTTAAAAGCTCTTATTTTTTATTAACCTTAGCAAAGGTATTGTATCTATATTTGACCACCATGTCAAGATTGACTTTTAGGTTTTCATGATGTATGCTAGTGCATAATAAGGAGGTCTATTCTCATGAGCATTGCCACTACCAGCATTTCCAACACTAACAGACACTGGATGACTATGAGAACCTGCAGAATTAACTGATACACTTACTGGATGAGTATGAGCACCTGCAGGTGAAGTAGTTCTAGCTTGAGTGCCTTGGTTAACTGCATTACCAGCACCATCTTTTGGAGCATTTTGTGAGGCAGTTCCTGTGTATGCGTGAGAGTGAGTACCTGCAGGTCCTGTAGACCCACTTGCTGGGTGAGAGTGAGATCCAGCAGATCCACTAGAACCAGATCCTGGATGATTATGTACAGGTAGTTGTGCTGTTGTTAGTGTTACAGTATCAGAACCACCAGTAGCAGCTACAGCATATCCATTACCTGCACCAACAACAAACCTGTCCCTAAGATCTGGTGTACTATTAAGACCATCACATAAAACCCATCCAGTAGGTATCGATGCTGTTGAACCAGACCATAAAATAATACCTCCACTAGGAACTGATCCTCCTGGTCCTGCACCAGTATCCATGCTGGTGCATGTCATTACTCCTGTTAGATTTAAATTTTCACCTGTTATGTCCGCCGCTAAAATAGGCATCAGTCTACCTCCGATAACATGAACTTAAACTTTTTACCATTTCTTCTATTAATTAGGAACAAATCATTCTCTCCTTCTTGAATTGTATATTCACCCCATGTTCCATCAACATCATTTGTAGAACCCTCATTACTAAGATTAATATCATTTGTATAAATGTTTGCCCAGCGAAGAGTGGTTGAACCAAGATCTCTTGTATTATTTGTATTTGGAACAATATTTCCAGCAATTGTTAGAACACTTCCAGTAAAGGTAAGATTTGCTTCTGCATTAACTGTTCCAGCAGAACCAGTAGCAGTTATGACTCTATTGTCTACATTATTTGAAATTGTTGTTGTATTTGCAGAACCCTGAGTGCCTTGAGTTGCTTGGGTTCCTTGATTACCTTGGAGTCCTTGTGTACCTTGGCGTCCTTGAAGACCTTGAGTTCCCTGGCGTCCTTGGCGTCCTTGGTTTCCTTGGAGACCTTGAGTACCTTGGGTTGCCTGTGTACCTTGATTACCTTGTGTACCTTGGTTACTTAAACCTTGCGTACCTTGGCGTCCTTGTGTACCTTGGCGTCCCTGAAGACCTTGAGTTCCCTGGCGTCCTTGGCGTCCTTGGTTTCCTTGGAGACCCTGGTTACCTTGGCGTCCTTGGTTACCTTGGCGTCCTTGGTTACCTTGTGTACCTTGGTTACTTAAACCTTGCGTACCTTGGCGTCCTTGGTTACCCTGGTTACCTTGGCGTCCTTGGTTACCTTGTGTACCTTGGTTACTTAAACCTTGCGTACCTTGGCGTCCTTGGTTTCCTTGGAGACCCTGGTTACCTTGGCGTCCTTGGCGACCTTGATTACCCTGAAGACCTTGGTTACCTTGGCGTCCTTGGTTACCTTGATTACCTTGGTTACCTTGACGACCCTGACGACCTTGGTTTCCTTGGAGACCCTGATTACCTTGACGACCTTGATTACCTTGTGTACCTTGTCTTCCTTGTACACCCTGAACACCAGATCTTGTAAATGCTAGCGTTACTTCTTCACTTACTGATGGTGAAGTACCTGCAAGATAATTGACTGGGATGGTATAATAAGTACCATTATCAGTTATATTTCCATCAACTTCAAAAATAACAACAGTATTATCTGAAGATAGAGCTGAGATTATGTAAATATAACCTCTATTCAATCCTCCAGTTAGTGTTGTATCATCCCAACTTGCGATCCATCCCGATTGATTATTGCTTAAAGCATCAATATCATTAACTGTAATAGAAGTTACAGAAGATGCTGTTGCATTATTGAATCTAATTTGACCAGAAGATGGTGCTCCAGTTCCTCCATATGCATAAGGAACTCCACCACGGTTACCAATGTTGCCCTGGTTACCTTGGTTACCCTGATTACCCTGATTACCTTGGTTACCTTGGCGTCCTTGGTTACCCTGAAGACCCTGGTTTCCTTGGCGTCCTTGATTACCTTGATTACCTTGGTTACCCTGATTACCTTGATTACCTTGGTTACCTTGGCGTCCTTGGTTACCTTGGAGTCCCTGATTACCTTGATTACCTTGGTTACCCTGATTACCCTGGTTACCTTGATTACCTTGGTTACCTTGATTACCTTGGTTACCTTGGAGACCCTGAACACCAGATCTTGTGAATGCTAAAGTAATTTCTTGGTTTACGGAAGGATTTGTCCCACTGAGCGGATTAACTGGAATGGTATAATAAGAACCATTATTTGAAATATTTCCATCAACTTCAAAAATGTTTACTGTGGTTTGTGAAGATAGGGCTGAGATTATGTAAATATAACCTCTGTTCAATCCTCCAGTTAATGTTGTATCATCCCAACTTGCAATCCAGTTTGATTGATCATTACTTAATTGATCAATATCATGAACTTGAATTGCAGTGATGCTAGCAAAGGTTCCGTTGTTATATCTTACTTGTCCAGATGAAGGAACTCCTGTTCCTCCCCAACGATAAGGAACTCCACCACGGTTACCGATATTACCTTGGTTACCCTGATTACCCTGGTTACCTTGATTACCTTGATTACCCTGGTTGCCCTGAAGTCCCTGATTACCTTGATTGCCTTGGTTACCCTGGTTACCCTGGAGACCTTGGTTTCCTTGGTTGCCTTGGTTACCCTGGTTGCCTTGGTTACCCTGGTTGCCTTGGTTACCTTGGAGTCCCTGATTACCTTGATTACCCTGATTACCTTGGTTACCCTGATTACCTTGGTTGCCTTGGTTACCTTGGAGTCCCTGAGTACCTGCTCTATTGAAGTTAAATACTAACTTCTCAGTATTTGCAGGTCTAGATCCAGACACATATGATACTGGGATTCTATAGAAACCAGAAGCAACTTGAACTGCACCCGTGACATTGAATACATTTACATTATTATCTGCACTATCCGCAGATGTTATTACAAGATTACCTCTAGTAAGACCAGTGTTTAATGTAGTATCATCCCAAGTGTTGTACCACCCAGTTTGATTGTTGCCAAGAACATCTAAGTTATCAATATAAATGAAGCTCACTGAGCTCATTGTTGCATTGTTATATCTTACATTTCCATTTCCAGGATCTGCGTTAGTAGTGGTTGTAGAGAAGTTATAAGGAACTCCACCACGGTTACCGTAGTTACCTTGGTTACCCTGCAATCCTTGATTACCTTGGTTACCCTGATTACCCTGGTTACCCTGGTTACCTTGGTTACCCTGCAATCCTTGATTACCTTGGTTACCCTGATTACCCTGGTTACCCTGGTTACCCTGGTTTCCTTGGTTGCCCTGGTTACCTTGCAGTCCTTGGTTACCTTGGTTGCCTTGATTACCTTGAACACCCTGGACACCAGATCTTGTAAATGCTATGGTAAGTTCTGTTCCGTTTGAGGGAACAGAACCACTAATAGGATTGACTGGAATAGTGTAATATGATCCATTATTTGTTGCACTACCATCAACTTCAAAAATATTGACAGTATTTTGTGCGGAGTTTGCAGAGATAAGGTAGATATAACCTCTGTTCAATCCACCAGTTAATGCTGTATCATCCCAACTTGCAATCCAGTTTGACTGGTCATTACTTAAAGCATCAATATCATTGATTCTAAGTTCAGTAATACTGGAGAATGTTCCACTATTATATGTAACTGTACCTGATCCAGGAGCTCCTCCACCAGATCCTTGGAAGTCATAAGGAACTCCACCACGGTTACCAATGTTACCCTGGAGACCTTGAACACCCTGGTTACCAACTGGTTGGATAACAGCAAAGACCTTATCACCATCAGAGAATGTTCCAGTCTGTGCAATCTTTGTACATGAATAACTTCTCCATCCACCATTATCTGTTCTAGCACTTTCAATGGAGAAGATAACATAATCTAAGTTATTAACTTCTCTTTGAACAGTAACAATAGATCTAGGAATGTTATCAGAATAATCTAGAGAAGCAAGAATACCTTCAACATCACTCAAGTTAATATCAGTTTCACTAATTCTGAATGTTGTGAAGTTTGCAGTTACAGCGGCATTAAATCCAAGATGTCCTGTTCCTGGATCAGAGTTTGCAGTAGAAGTAGTGTATTCAAATGTAGATCCGAGAGATCTTGCAGCAGCGATACCCTGTAAACCTTGTAGACCTTGATTACCTTGGTTACCCTGATTACCTTGATTACCTTGGTTGCCCTGATTACCTTGGTTACCTTGATTACCTTGGAGTCCTTGATTACCTTGGTTGCCTTGATTACCCTGATTACCCTGATTACCTTGGTTGCCTTGGTTACCCTGCAATCCTTGGTTACCCTGGTTACCCTGGTTACCCTGATTACCTTGATTACCTTGGTTGCCCTGATTACCTTGGTTACCTTGATTACCTTGGAGTCCTTGATTACCTTGGTTGCCTTGATTACCCTGGTTACCTTGAAGTCCCTGTACGCCAGTTTTTGTAAAGAAGACTGTTACTTCTTGACCATTTGATGGTAAATTACCACTCAAGTATGTGACTGGTACTCTATAATATGAAGTATTGTTCTCAACAGTATTGTTTACATAGAATACTGCGGTAACATTTGTTGAACTGTCTGCCGATGTAATATAGATATAACCACGATTTAAACCAGCATTAACTACTGTATCATCCCAAGTATTGTACCAACCAGTTTGATTTACTCCAAACTCATCAGTGTCATCAAAATACATGTTTGTGACACTACCAATAGTACCAGAGTTGAATCTAAGTCTTCCTTGACCACCAGATCCAGCAGCAGTGTTAGTATCGAATAGGTAAGGGATGCCACCACGGTCTCCAAGCATACCTTGGTTACCCTGATTACCTTGATTTCCTTGGTTACCTTGGTTACCTTGCAATCCCTGGTTACCCTGGTTGCCTTGATTACCCTGATTACCTTGGTTGCCTTGGTTGCCTTGGAGTCCTTGATTTCCTTGGTTACCTTGATTACCTTGGTTACCTTGATTACCTTGGTTGCCCTGGTTGCCTTGGCGTCCTTGGTTACCTTGTAGACCCTGGTTACCCTGATTACCCTGGTTACCCTGGTTACCTTGAGTACCTTGAGGTCCAGCAACAGAAATACTTACAATTAGTTCAGTATTATTACTGATAGTTGTGGTTGTTGATATAACATTAGTAATTGAAATAGTGTGCCATCCACCAGCACCAGAAGCATTTTGAGTAACTCCTGTAATTTCATATACATTGTATGCTGTTAAATCATTAGCAAGACCAATTCTGATGAATCCTCTCTTGTTTACCGATCCATATTCAGTAATTGTTTGTAGGAATGTGTCAAGATTTACATTATCACTGTTTGTATTATCAATATAAACTGCTGTTGCACTAGCAATATTTGCATTATTAAATCTTAAATTACCACTTCCAGGATCACTTGCAGTGGTTGAATTATTATAGAAATAATTGTAACTATTTTCAGAATCTCTACCTTTAATACCCTGGTTTCCTTGAAGACCTTGATTACCTTGGAGACCTTGAGCACCTGCAGGAGTAAAGTTAATTGATAACTGTTCATTATTTCCTGGTAAAGTACCAGAAATGTAGGTAACAGGTATTCTATAATATCCAGTTTGAGCAATAACATCTCCACTAACTGCAAAAGCATTTACTGTAGTTTGGTTGGAGTCAGAAGAAGTTATATACAAATAACCTCTAACCAATCCAGTATTTGTTACAGTATCATCCCATGTGTTATACCATGCCGTCTGATTGTTACCTAGATCATCTAAGTTATCAATATAAAATTCAGTAACAGATGCAATATTGCTATTGTTATATCTTACGACACCATTTCCAGGATCTGCATTAGTAGTGGTTGTAGAGAAGATATATGGATTTCCTCCACGACTACCAGTATTACCCTGAAGACCCTGATTACCTTGATTGCCCTGGTTACCCTGGTTACCTTGACGACCTTGATTGCCTTGGAGTCCTTGATTGCCTTGAACACCTTGCTGTCCACTCTTAGTAAAGACAACACTCAAATCTTGCCCATTTGATGGTAAAGAACCAGTAAGGTTATTTACAGGTACGCTGTAGTATGTTCCATTATTAACTACTGGACCATCAACAAAGAATACTGCTGTTACATTTGATGTACTATCAGCACTACTAATATAAATGTAACCTCTATTAAGTCCATTATTTACTATTGTATCATCAAAAGTATCGTACCAACCAGTTTGATCAACACCAAATGAATCTGTATCATCAAAATAAAGAGTGCTTACGTTTGCAATATTGGAATCATTGAATCTAATAACACCTTGTCCACCTGTTCCTGCAGTTGTAGTAGTATCAAAGGAATACCTAACACCACCACGGTCTCCAAGCATACCCTGGTTACCCTGGTTACCCTGATTACCTTGGTTACCCTGATTACCTTGGTTGCCTTGATTACCCTGGTTGCCTTGATTACCTTGAAGACCTTGATTACCTTGGTTACCTTGATTTCCTTGGTTACCTTGATTGCCTTGAAGTCCTTGATTGCCTTGAAGTCCCTGATTACCTTGATTACCCTGGTTACCTTGGTTGCCTTGGTTGCCCTGGTTACCTTGATTGCCTTGGAGACCTTGGTTACCTTGATTACCTTGATTACCTTGGTTGCCTTGCAATCCTTGTAATCCTTGCAATCCTTGTAGACCTTGATTACCCTGATTACCCTGGTTGCCCTGATTACCCTGGTTGCCCTGGTTACCTTGATTACCTTGATTACCCTGGTTGCCTTGAAGTCCCTGATTACCTTGGTTACCCTGATTACCCTGGTTGCCCTGGTTACCTTGATTACCTTGATTACCCTGGTTACCTTGAACACCCTGAACACCTGTCTTTGTAAAGAATACCGTTACTGCTTGACCATTTGTGGGGAGATTACCACTTAGATAAGTAACTGGTACTCTATAATATGAAGTATTGTTCTCAACAGTATTGTTTACATAGAATACCGCAGTAACATTAGTTGCAGAGTCTGCGGAAGTAATGTAAATATATCCTCTATTGAGTCCCGCATTAACTACCGTATCGTCCCAAGTGTCATACCAACCAGTCTGATCAACACCGAATTCATCAGTGTCATCAAAATACATGTTTGTAACATTGGCAATTGTTCCATTATTAAATCTAAGTCTTCCTTGACCACCAGATCCCGCTGTAATAGTTGTGTCAAATAAGTAAGGAACACCACCACGGTCTCCAAGCATACCCTGATTACCCTGGTTGCCCTGGTTACCTTGATTACCTTGGTTTCCTTGATTGCCTTGGAGACCTTGATTTCCTTGGTTACCCTGGTTACCCTGGTTACCTTGATTACCTTGGTTTCCTTGATTGCCTTGGAGACCTTGATTTCCTTGGTTACCCTGGTTACCTTGGTTACCTTGATTGCCTTGGAGACCTTGGTTACCCTGATTACCTTGGTTACCTTGTAGACCTTGGAGACCTTGTAGACCTTGGAGACCTTGCAATCCTTGATTACCTTGGTTGCCTTGGTTACCCTGATTACCTTGGTTGCCTTGGTTACCCTGATTACCTTGGAGTCCCTGGTTACCCTGATTACCCTGATTACCTTGGAGTCCCTGGTTACCCTGATTACCCTGGTTGCCCTGGTTACCTTGATTACCTTGGAGTCCTTGATTACCTTGGTTACCTTGATTACCTTGATTGCCTTGGTTACCCTGATTACCTTGGAGACCCTGAATACCTGTCTTTGTAAAGAAGACTGTAAGTTCTTGATTGTTTGTAGGTAGATTTCCACTTACAAAAGTAACAGGGATGGTATAATAAGTACCATTATCAGTAACAACATCATCTACATAGAAGATTGCTGTAGTATTACTGGAACTATCTGCAGACGTAATATATACATATCCGCGATTTGAACCAGAATTGACTTGAGTATCATCCCAAGTATCATACCAACCAGTTTGATCAACAGCAAATGAATCTGTATCATCAAAATAAAGTTCAGTTACACTACCAATTGTTCCACTATTGAATCTAATTCTTCCTTGACCACCAGATCCTGCGGTAGTAGTTGTGTCAAATAAGTAAGGAATGCCACCACGGTCTCCAAGCATACCTTGGTTACCCTGATTACCCTGGTTACCTTGATTACCTTGGTTACCTTGATTGCCTTGGAGACCTTGGTTACCCTGGTTACCTTGATTACCTTGGTTACCCTGGTTACCTTGATTGCCTTGGAGACCTTGGTTACCCTGGTTACCTTGATTACCTTGGTTACCCTGGTTACCTTGATTGCCCTGAAGTCCCTGGTTGCCTTGATTGCCCTGGTTACCTTGATTACCCTGATTACCTTGATTACCCTGGTTACCTTGGTTACCTTGATTACCTTGGAGTCCCTGATTACCTTGGTTACCTTGAGTACCTTGAATACCAGCAAGACCAAAACTTAAGAATATTGCTTCATTATTAGAGAATCCAGTACCAGCACTAACATTTGAAGTTAAATCTAATGTACTCCATCCATTAGCACCAGCAGACTCTAAAATAACTCCACCAAGTCTAAAAATATAGAAGTTATTTGCATTTGTTTGAGACTGAATCTTAACAAATCCCTTATTTCCAGGAGATCCATATTGATCAACGAATGAATAGAAGTCACTTAAATCTGATCCATTTTCATCTCTATGATCAAGGTATATTTCTGTACTATTCTCAATTGTACTATTATCAAATCTTATAAATCCTTGTCCAGGATCTGCGGCTGTAGTGCTTGTTGAATAGAAGTATTCAAAAGTATCTCCAGAACTTACACCATCTGGACCTTGAAGACCTTGTAAACCTTGAACACCTTGGACACCAGATCTTGTAAAGTTAAATACTAACTTTTCAGAGTTGGTTGGTAAAGATCCAGATACATATGCAACAGGAACTCTGTAATAACCAGTCTCTGCTGTAACTGCTCCTACAACATTAAAGATATTTACATTAGTATCTGCACTATCTGCAGATGTTATTACAAGATTACCACGACTTAAACCTGCATTTAGTTGAGTATCATCCCAAACATCATACCAAGCGGTCTGATCATTACCTAGGTCATCTAAGTTATCAATATAAATTTCGGTTACAGAACCAATGGTTGCATTATTATATCTAAAATTACCATTACCAGGATCTCCATTCTGTGTAGTTGTAGAGAAGATATAAGGAACCCCACCACGGTTGCCGTAGTTACCCTGTAGACCTTGATTGCCTTGATTACCCTGGTTACCTTGATTACCTTGGTTGCCCTGGTTACCTTGGTTACCCTGCAATCCTTGATTACCTTGGTTACCCTGGTTACCTTGATTACCTTGGTTGCCCTGGTTACCTTGGTTACCCTGCAATCCTTGATTACCTTGGTTACCCTGGTTACCTTGGTTACCCTGGAGACCTTGCAGACCTTGGAGACCTTGGAGACCTTGGTTGCCCTGGTTTCCTTGATTACCTTGATTACCCTGGTTACCTTGATTACCCTGGTTACCTTGGAGACCTTGGTTGCCCTGGTTACCTTGATTACCTTGGTTACCTTGGAGTCCTTGGAGACCTTGGTTACCTTGAACACCTTGAGGTCCTATAAACGAGAAGCTAATGAATACTGTATCGTTATTAGAGAAGTTTCCAGAAGATGCATAGAATTGGGTAATGTCAAATGAGAACCATCCAGTAGCACCACCAGTTTGTAATTGAGTATTACCAACAACAAACAAATGATATTGGGATGCATCAACAGGATCTACAATCTTAACAAGAGCTTGTCTCTCTAGAATTCCATAGTTCTCAATATCTGCAAGGAAGTCTGACAGATCAGTTCCACCACTATCAGTGTTGGCAATGTACAACTCAGTTGCACTAGACTGAGTTGAGAAATTATCAAATCTTAATCTTCCAGATCCAGGATTTGCTGCACCTGTTGAAGAACTGAATGTATAAACATAAGTAGTTTCAGCATTTCTACCACTAAGACCTTGGTTACCTTGTAAACCTTGTGTACCTGTTTTAGTGAAGAATACTGTTAATTCTTGTCCATTAGAAGGAAGAGATCCAGTTAAATAGTTTACTGGAATACTATAATAAGAACCATTATCAGATACAGAACCATCTACTTCAAAGATAATACTTGTGTTTGTAGAAGAATCTGAGGTAGTAATATAAATGTATCCACGATTCTCTCCAACATTAACTTGAGTATCGTCCCAAGTATCATACCAAGCGGTTTGATCTATTCCAAATAGATCTGTATCATCAAAATAAAGTGTAGTTGCGTTTGCAATAGCTGGACTATCAAATCTTAATACCCCTTGACCACCAGAACCTGCTGCGGTAGTAGTATCAAACTCATAAGGAATACCACCACGGTCTCCAAGCATACCCTGCAGACCTTGGTTTCCTTGAAGTCCCTGATTACCTTGATTACCCTGGTTACCTTGATTACCTTGGTTGCCCTGGTTACCTTGGTTACCCTGCAATCCTTGATTACCTTGGTTACCCTGGTTGCCTTGGTTACCTTGAAGACCTTGGAGACCTTGGAGACCCTGTAATCCTTGGTTGCCCTGGTTACCCTGGTTACCCTGGTTTCCTTGGTTGCCTTGATTACCCTGGTTACCCTGGTTACCTTGTAGACCTTGAATACCTGTCTTTGTAAAGAAGATGGTTATATCTTGTGCATTAGAAGGAATATTACCACTCAAATAAGTAACAGGTATTTCCTGATAATCAGTTTGGTCTGTTATTGCCCCAGTTACTTCAAATATTGCACTAACATTAGTTGCAGAATCTGCTGAGGTAATATAAATGTATCCCCTACCTTCTCCAGCAATAACTTGAGTATCATCCCAATTTGCAACCCAAGCAGAGTGATCTACTCCAAAGATATCATTATCATCAACATATATTTGAGTTACACTACCAATGGTACTATTATTAAATCTAAAATCTCCATCACCTGAAGATCCAGATCCAGTAGCAGTATTAAATCTATAAGGAATACCACCACGGTCTCCAAGCATACCCTGGTTACCTTGTAAACCTTGATTACCCTGGTTTCCTTGGTTGCCTTGATTACCCTGGTTGCCCTGGTTACCTTGGTTGCCTTGATTACCCTGTAGACCTTGGAGACCTTGGAGACCTTGTAAACCTTGATTACCCTGGTTGCCCTGATTACCTTGGTTACCTTGATTACCTTGGTTACCCTGATTACCTTGGTTGCCTTGAAGTCCCTGGTTACCTTGGTTACCTTGGTTACCCTGATTACCTTGGTTGCCTTGGTTGCCCTGGTTACCTTGGACACCCTGAGTTCCACTCTTAGTGAATAGTACCGTTACTTCTTGACCATTTGAAGGAATATCACCACTTACATAAGTTACAGGAACAGTCCAATAAGTAGTGTTATCTATTACAGCATCATCAACATAGAATATAGAAGTTACATTACCACCAGAATCTGCCGAGGTTACATAGAGGTATCCACGATTTAGTCCAGCATTTAACTGAGTATCGTCAAATGTATCGTACCAACCAGTTTGATCAGATCCAAAAGAATCTGTATCATCAAAATATAATTCTGTAATATTTGCTGCGGTAGCATTGTTATACCTTAATGATCCTTGTCCACCCGTACCTGCTGTGGTAGTAGAATCAAAGTCATAACGAATACCACCACGGTCTCCAAGCATACCCTGGTTACCTTGGTTACCCTGATTACCTTGATTGCCCTGGTTACCCTGGTTACCCTGATTACCTTGGTTGCCTTGGTTACCTTGAAGACCTTGGAGACCTTGGAGACCCTGGTTGCCTTGATTACCTTGGTTGCCTTGATTACCTTGATTACCTTGGTTGCCCTGGTTTCCTTGTAAACCTTGAATACCAGTTCTACTATGGAACAGTGTTAAAATGTCACCATTAGAAGGTAATGTACCAGTTACATACTCTACTGAAATTTTATAGTATCCAGATGCAACTTGATTAACACCATTAATTCTAAAAATGTTTACTGTAGTTCCAGATAAAATATCCGCAGAGATAAAGTATAAGTATCCTCTATCTGGATTCTCAGTATCATCCCAAACATCATACCAAGCAGTCTGATTATTACCAAGATCATCTAAGTTATCAATATAAATTTGAGTAACTGAGTTTATTGCCGAGTTGTTATATGCAACATTACCATTTCCAGGATCTTGATCTGTTGTACTCTGAACCCATTCATAACGAATACCTCCTCTATCACCAATACCACCCTGAAGACCTTGAAGTCCTTGGTTACCTTGGTTACCTTGGAGACCCTGGTTACCTTGGTTGCCTTGACGACCTTGGTTACCCTGGAGACCTTGAGCACCTACACCCTGTAATCCCTGGTTACCTTGTAGACCCTGTAAACCTTGTAGACCCTGTACACCTTGAGAACCTACACCTTGAAGTCCCTGGTTACCTTGATTGCCCTGATTGCCCTGATTACCTTGGTTGCCCTGGTTACCCTGATTACCTTGTAGACCTTGTAAACCTTGGTTGCCCTGATTTCCTTGGTTACCTTGGTTACCTTGGTTACCCTGGTTGCCCTGGTTACCTTGATTGCCCTGATTACCTTGACGACCTTGTGTTCCTTGGACACCTTGAATAGATACGTCAGTAATCGTTGCTTTCTTTAAGCTAGAATCACTAATATCATATAAAAGAAGTAGATCTGACTGTTGAATATCTCCAGTTAATTGTGGTTTTTGGAATATAAGATTTGGAGATACATTAGTAAGATAAGAATTTGTAACTCCTGTACCAAGAGTTGTTTCTTCTAATACAGTATTTCCATTAATTTTATAAACTTTTCCACTTGGAACGTTTACATTTTCTGTAATGTAAATAGATGCTGTTCCAGATTGCCAAACAATATCTTTTCTAATTGATGTTGAACCGATACCAATACCAGCACCATCTAGGAGAGCATTATCTCCTACCGATTTTGCAATTCCAATCTTGAAGTCTGGAATATCCAGAGTACCAGTACTAATTGTGATTGTTTCACCATCAACAACTAGGTTGCCTTTAATTCTAACAATACCTGTGTTATCACCAACACCTGCTGGGTCAAGGGTAATTGTTGATGGACCAGTGATAGAATCACTATTTACAATAATTGCTTGTCCAAGTGCTCCAGTCTTAAATGATGTACCAGTAACAATACCAGCAACATAAAGATTACTGTTGGCATCAAATCTTAGATCATCAGAACCTTGTGGGAGATTAGATGCATTTTTGAAGATTACCTGATATGGATCACCTTCTACTGGACCAGCAACACCCTGAAGACCTTGGTTGCCCTGAAGACCTTGCAGACCTTGATTGCCTTGAAGACCCTGAAGACCTTGTAAACCCTGTAAACCTTGTAGACCTTGGTTGCCTTGAAGACCTTGATTACCCTGATTACCTTGGTTGCCCTGGTTACCTTGAAGACCCTGAAGACCTTGCAGACCTTGAGCACCTTGTAAAGCAGCACTCAAAATTGTATCTTTCTTTAATAAACCATCAGTCTGATCATAGAAGAGAATAAAATCCTCTGGTTGTGCCTGAGTTTGTACCCTATCATTAATAAATCCAGGATTTGCAGATCTAAGATTTGAATTTGTAATTCCTAATCCAAGCGTAGTTGCATTTAATACTTCATTTTCAGCAACATAGTATGCTCCATCTGGTTCATGAACACCAAAGTTCACACTAGATTGCCAAGCATCAATACTGAATTTGTATTTTATTGATTTTCTTACTGATGTAGAACCAATACCAATAACAGATCCGTCAAGATTAGATTCTAATGTCTCATTAGCATTAAAGATAATAGAATCTGTTCCAAGAACAACATCATTATCGAAGAATGTAATTTGACTACTACTAAATCCAATCGGAGTTCCTTTGATTTGAAGGTCACCCTCAATGAATACAACACCATCTTGGAATGGTACAATACTAATTGATGCTGGACCTAAAATTTTATCACCAGTAAGTGCTAATGAACTATTTGTATCAAATCCAGTATAGAATGCATCTGCAGTTAGAATACCAGAAATAATATTATCAAAAGATGGAGATGATCCTTGGGTAACAACACCCTTTGGTCCCTTGTACCTATAAGCAACAAGGTAAACATTTCCAGAGTTTACTCCAGAAGGGACTACAGTTCCATTGAAGTTAAGTACACCTGCAGCATAATCAAAGAACCAAGTATCATTTGATCCAGCACCAGCTGCAGATAGCTGCACACCACCAGAAGCAGGATCACCTCTATAAACTTTAACAATGTAATCTGGACCAAAGCTAGGATCAATCCAATCACCCAGAAGTGTTGAACTGTTATTATTATACGTTGCTCTACATAAAAATGCTCTATTACCACTAACAGTGGGGTCTGCCGTTAATCTTAAAGCACTTGCTGTTCCATATACCTGTACAATAGAACTAGTTGCTGAAGGTGGAGTTCCTGGAATATCTCCACTCTCTGACCAAATAAGATCAGAACGAATTACCAGTGGCGAAGGAATAGCTTCCGCAAATGGTGCTTTTTTGGTGCCTGATAAAGTAGAGTCCTCAGCTATACCAGTTTTGGATGCGGTATAACCTATCTTCTTTAATAGAAAATCTAGCTTTTGTTCTTGAGATGCTGCCACAGATCTTACTTCCCCTTACCTTATGTAGACGTGAATGACATGGCAGTAATTGACTGCCCAGAG